TCAAACTGCTTTTGCGTGGGGCATGGATGGGACAAATGACGACAATTTCTGGTTAAGTATGGCAATCTGGTCGCTGTCGTTATCAGCCATCCACTTACCGTAAACCTGATAAACCATCTGTGCATTTGAATGGCCCATTTGCGAAGCGATAAAGTTTGGGTTTGCTCCCGCCGTTAAAGACCAGCAGGCATATGTGTGCCGGGATTGATACGCTTTCCGGTAGCGTAATCCTGCCCGGCGCATTGCAGCTTCCCAGCTCTGGTTTACTGATCCTACCGCATAGTGATGGCCTGATCGTCCGTTTGTAGTATGCAGGGAAGGATTGAACACAAAGGTGCATTTGTGAACTTCCTTCTTTTTGTACTCCCTGAGCAGCACATCAATCTCATACTGTTTTCCTAATCTGGTCATCTCGGCCTGATCACGAAGTATGTCCTTTGCTGCATCAATAAGTGAAATGACCCGATCCGTGCCTGCATCAGTTTTTGGAAGGGTGAACTCTTTCTTCAGCGTATGATTACGGCGAACGGTAAGAGTGCCAGCATTCAAGTCGATATCCTCCCAGGCTAAGGCGCACATCTCCCCATGACGCAGGCCGGTATACACAGCCAGTGACCAGAAGTTTTTAACTTGCCGGTTGGCGCAAGCATCAATCAACCGGATAAACTCATCGCGAGTGAGTGGATCTGGTTCGACTTTAGAGCGACGCATTGGTGCCATACCTTCCATTGGGTTCTCTTTCACATAGCCGTTAGACTTAGCGAAACAGAGCATTCCATACAGCACGCCCATGTAAAAGTTAACGGTGGCAACCGATCGGCCGATTACAACGGATTTGTGGCCACGCTTTGGATTCTGTAACCCTGTTAGCAACTCCTTTCTAAGCGAAAGCATTCTCTCCTGGTTAAGCGACGTGATCAGAGTACCGGCACCAATCATTGGTATCGTGTTTCTTAACGCTGACTGATAGCGACCCATCGTGTTATTGCAGATATCCATCTCTTTCAACGAAAGCCATTTCTCTGCCAGATCTTTAACTGTGATGTCGTTTCTTTCTTCACCAAACTTCGTTAGGTTAGACGAGCTCGGGAACTGCGCTGCGTAATTGAATGTTCCTGTCTTGATTGCGAATGCCACTGACGAACGCAATTCACCCGCTGACTTCCTGTTTTTTGGCGTGTCGGGGATGCTCAACTTCTCCCGCACACGCTTACCCTGATACATGAACCAGATACGCAAAAACCCTCCATGGTTCTCTACGCCAGGTGGATACACTATCTTTCCCATGATGACTCCTGCTTGTTGAAAGGGGGGACAGGTTAAGCTTTTTTGCGTCCTGCGGCACCAGGCTGATTTGATGCCTGGCGCTCAATCCACACATTAATTTCTGGCAGGTTGTACATGCACTCGCTGGTAGGTTTCGGCTCACCCTCTGGCGACACGTGCAGATATTGGCGCCCCTGCATCCAGGATGTTTTGCGCGCGCGGCGAATCGTGCCTTCGCGCAGACCGGTAACTTGGATCAGCTTTTCTTCTGTTACCCACTTATTTGGAACAAGTTGAATTAATTCGCTCATGGCTTTCTCCAGGCGTAAAAAAGCCGCACTCGGCGGTAGGATATATATGGTCTTTAATCGGTAACATTACTGCGAATAGCTCACACATAATCCATGCTTGATGCAATGGTTCACATGCGAGCTTATTGGTGAGTGGTTTGGTGGTTATGGTTCATTTGTGACACTTTCGCCAACTGCTATCAGTCCTCCGCAGCCAGGGCAAAACTTCGCTCCATTTTCCGCAGGCCCATCATCAAAGAATTGCCATGTTATTCCGCAAGTACCGCCCCATACGCCGTTATCATCGGGTGACCAATTGCAAGTGACAGGAATAATTTCTGGAATATTTTGCGGTTGAATTTGTGGTTGCTCGTACAGCTCGCGAACCTCGAAACCCTCGGCCTTCCTGCGGTCATAAGCTTGCTTTGAGCACTGAATCCACACGCTGCTTGAAGTTCGATATTCACGAATGACATGTTCATCACTCAGCGTCTGCTCTAATCCCATGCTATTGGTAGTCATAGCGCTCCCTTCTTCTGCCAGTATTCAGTTAGAGCAAATGCAATTACTTCGCCAACCTCATCCTGCAAAGCTTCTGCATTCTCCATATATGAAATCCTTCCCCACCCCCTAACGCGCAACACTTGGTTGTCTGCACCCACATTATTATCTGCAACTACGCGACCATCTCCATCGTGGATATAACCGTACATGAACTTGAACGGGGGCTTGTACAGAGCCAGGGCTTTTACTGTTAATTCTTTATCTGCCAGTTCATTGGATAGCTGCATCATGCCGTTGGGTGCGGATTCGAGTTCTGCGATGCGCTTATCTGCATCTTCGACAATTTGACGCTCCAGTTTGAGCCGCTTGCGAAACTCTTCGCGTTCTGTCCGCGCCTGCTCCAGCGCCGCTATAAGCCTTAGCGTTTCTTCAGGTGAGGCATGCTCTCCGCATTCAGCGTTAATTCGAGCCATCTTAATCAGCTTCTCCACATCACTGTTAGTGGCTTCGTATGCTGGGTTAGTCATGGTTAGGTTCCTTGCGAATTTGGGCGGCGAATTCGCGGACGCTTGTTTCGCTAGCCATGATATTCAATCCTGAAAGGTGGTCAGCAAGCCTATCCACTCCATGCGCCTGAATGCTTGCAATGGCGGCGTCGGTGGCTGGCAGTGCGCCTGCATGTGAATGCCAAAGCTTATGCATGTCAGGCCCATCAAAAGCACCGTCTGATTCATAGCCGCGTAACTCTTCAGCGAGGCAATCATTCATCGTTTTAATGGTGCTATTCTCCACCGCCAGCGCATCACGCTCTTTCTTGAGTGCTGCAATTTCGGTATGCAACTCAGCATTGATTTCACTGAGCTGACCAATTGTTAAACCTTCTTTCATCTCTCATCCCTCAATGCTGAGCAAATTGCTCGCGTTCGTGTTTAGTCGCATACCGCCACAGGTACGCGCAGTGGCTCGTATTGCATTGCTCTCTGTTGCGTTCATGAGAGCCGCCTATTGCTTTGGTTTCCACTCGTAAGCGGGGGCGATAATTTGTTCCATGCAGGTGCCGCGCTCGTTGTACTGCTCAAGCGCATCAAGGATGTCTGCATCTGTCTGCGTATCTCCATAGCTGCCAACAGTGCACAGCAATTCGATTGGTGCGCCAAGGTTTTGAAGCGCGATAGTCAGTTGCTTTGCTATGCGCATTTTCATTTGTTCGCTCATTTCCCACTTCCTTGCAAAAGACGATTCAGAAACCGGTTTTCGTTAACCGATGGAAAGCTGCAGCGCTTCATCAGCTCATTCCGTGATGGCATTGGGCGCTGTCTGCGGCGTATGGCTAAGTCTCCCGGCGTAATATCCGGGTCATACTGATTGGTTCACATGGGTAACCCCCTTAGTCGCTAGTCCGATGACCGAAGCGACCTAAGCGGACGCGAGAACGGTCGTCTGTGTATTTGTGAGGTAGGTGAGGGCCGACAATCTGGAAGGATGGCAGGAACGATGCGCGGTAGTTGTCGTGCCATAACTGGCTATCTGCCAGAGAGTCAGCCTGTCGCTCCATTCGCTGCTTTTTCGACTCCGGCTGAATCTCTCCAGCCATTGATTTCTTCAGGTACGCAAACACATTCGCCAGCACCTCCTCTTTGCTTCCGGCAGAGCACTGACGAGGGTTATCCGCCCCACGGTTAAGAGGTGATGGCATAACGGTGTCCTGTGTGGGGTTACTTGATGAGCTTCTGCCAGATTGCAGAAACGTATTTTGCCTGGTGAATTGCGTCGGCTAAAGCGTTGTGGCGGGTGCCGTCAAATGGCATGTCTTTCTTCGGGTCGAAACCGATAACCTTGCCAAGCTCAACAATGGTTCGCACATCGCGGTCATTCCACCATTGCCACGGGGCAACCTGACCGGTTAGCGAATAGCTGCTGCGAAGAATTACGCAGTCGAACGACGCTCCGTTGCCCCATACCTGAACAAATTTCTGATTGGTGTTTGCGATAACGAAATCAGAAAGTGCCGCCAGCGCAGAAGACAGTTCCTGCGGGTTATCTTTCAGGCTGCGTCGCGCATCGTCGCCTTGATCCATCCACCAAAGAATGGTCGAGGCATCCGGGCGGGCGCGGTATCGCATAGATGATTCAAGCGACACGTTCACCGAAAATTCTTCTCCGGTATTCCCGGTCGATGGGTCAAAGAATACTGCGCCAATGGAGATGATCGGCGCGTAAGTTCCATTCCCCATCGTTTCTAGGTCAAGCATTAAGTGGTTCATATTTATCCTTAAAATGGAATGTCATCGTCGAAGTCCATCGGCGGTTCGTTTGATGGGGCAGGTGAGGATTGTTGTGATTGCTGTTGGCGCCCTTGCTGCTGCGGCTTGTTGCCCTGACCACCATCCTGCTTACCGCCTAACATCTGCATGGTGCCGCCCACGTTGACGTGAATCTCCGTGGTGTACTTCTCTACTCCTGCCTGGTCAGTCCATTTGCGAGTGTTTAGCTTCCCTTCAATGTAGATTTGCGATCCTTTACGCAGATACTCACCGGCGACTTCTGCCAGCTTCCCGAACAGCACCACTCGGTGCCACTCAGTTTTTTCCTTTGTCTCGCCTGTTTGCTTATCACGCCACGATTCCGATGTGGCCAGCGTGATGTTGGCGACCGCGCCACCATTCGGCAGGTAGCGCACCTCCGGGTCTTGCCCAAGATTGCCCACGAGAATTACTTTATTTACCCCACGACTCGCCATTACGCTGCCACTCCTTCAAGTTCTGATTTTCTGATGTCATACACATCCTTAGCGGTTGCTTGCTGCGGCGTTCCTTCGAGCATTGACCACGCCTTAGCGAATGCCTGCTTCAACTCTTCCTGAGTCGTTTTCTGTCCTGCTGCCTCGGTGAATGCCTTTAACACCTGATCAGGTGTTGGTTTCGGCTTTTCCTGCTTCTGCGGCTGTGCTGCGTTTTGCTGATGCTTATGCTCGTCACTGTCTGCATCCTTCGAGTCGTCAATGCCAAACAACCCATTCAGGCAGTATTTGCGAGCGTATGAGCTTGTTGCCCCTGTAACCTGCGCGGCATCCATCCCTTTCTTAGATTCCTCCTCCCTGGCTAACGCTGTCGCTTCATGGGTGCTTTCTCCGTCTGTAATCCGCGCAGTGGCTTTCACGTAGTGACGCGTACCAATCAGCACGACTTCATCGCTAATCGACAGGAACAGGCCTCCGAGAAGCGGCTTCACACCTTCGAGAATGTCCTCACAGCTCCGGTATTTGTATTTCCCAAACGAGTTAAACTGATTCTTTGGCGCGTTCAGCGTTCGCTGAATCTCTGCCAGTTTTGCGTAAAATTCTTTGCTCATTGGTAGTTTCCCGCGAATTCTTGCCAGCTAACCTGATCATTGCCGCGTTCGGCAGCCAGATTTACCTGCTCGGTGATAGCTTCTTGCAGCTCACCGCTCATCATGGCGATGAAATCCGCATCTTCTTTTTCATGCAGCATGATTTTTCTTCCACTCTTCTGACTGGCAGTCATGCCAGCCCATAGCAATCTCATAGGCCCAGATGTAAGCGCTTTTCAGGCCTTCCTCGGTATCAGGGAAACTCTCTTCGTAGAGCTTTTTGAAGTCCTTGTTTCCCTGCTGAATAAGGACTGTTCCGTTAACGGGTAAGATGGTCATCACGGCGTACCTGGCTGAGTTAAGAAATCAATCAGGCCTTTCCAGCCTGCGCGTAACTGGCGGGTTAAACGTTCGAGTTGTGATTCGTTGAACTGAGCGACACCCATGACGGTGCCGCCCGCGATGGAATACATCATGGGTTGTCCTTACTTTTGATTTGAATTAGTAGGTAATGCGGATGGCGGCTACTGCGCCTTTAGCGATGGCTTCTACACACTTCTGAGCGCAATCTGCTGGCAATCCAGCGGCAACCAGTTCTGCCACTGACTGGCGGTTAATGGTGCGTCGGTGTTCAATGTCTGCCGCTCGTTTGGCTGCTTCATCAGCGATACGCTTTTCTTCTGCCAGGCGAGCCTGCTCCTTTTCGTCTGCCTCACGCTTAATGCGATCAGCTTCGGCCTGTGCTTTACGTTTCTCTTCTGCGATGGCTTCCTGCTTTTCGCGTTCGGCTTTTTGTGCTGCAGCCAACCGGTCAGCTTCGGCCTTCTGCTCTGCGGCGATACGGTTTCGCTCTGCGAGGTCTGCCGCATCTTTGGCTTCACGTTCAGCGCGTTCCTTCGCTAACAGAGCCTCACGCTCACGGGCTGCTGCTGCATCGATTTCACGCTGTGCCGCTTCTGCTGCTTCGCGTTTGGCTTGTTCGGATGCCTGACGCTTTAACTCTTCTTCATGGGCAATGCGTTGGCGTTCCGATTCTGCTTTGGCGTCAGCGATTTCACGGTCGCGCTTCTCATCCATTAGCAGTGCTTTTTCATGGTCAGATTCGAATTGTTTCTTCAGAGCTTCCTTTGCTGCCAACTCTTCCGCTTCAATGCGTAGACGCTCTTCCTCTGCTGCTTTTTCTGCGGCAATGCGCTCCTGTTCGGCTTCCCACTCAGTGAATGGTTGGCGAGCCTTGTCACGTAATGCATCCAGACGGTCACGAACTACTTTACGATTGGCATCAATCAGTTTCGGTATTTCCTTAAGCTCTGCAACCAGGTCTTTGCCCAGGCCATCGAGATATGTTTTGGTTTGTGCCACCTTATAGGCCAGAGACGCAATCTCCTTTCTGCCCTTTGCAGTGGTTACATCAGGCACGAATGACATAACTTCACGCTCAACACGCTGAAGGATTTCTTCAACCTGGTCAGCAGACTGGAACACCGCCATGGCGTTCGATTTTTCAATGACGACTAAATCCGTTACTTCGCTCATGCTCTCTCCTGTTAGGTTTGTGTTCATTCATCAGCGTTGACGCTCAGGGATGGACGCAATAAAAAACCACCCGAAGGTGGCTTAGATGACGTTTAGCTGTTGGTCTATGTAGGCCTTGTCAGCCTCAAATTTTTCTTTCGACTTGTTGAATTGTGAGGCTAGACTTTCGATTGATTTGTCATAACTGGAATGCATGCTTTGGCGGATAAGAAGCATCTCTTCATCGCTGAACTCAATGCTCATTTTCTTTAGCTGCTGTAATTCTTCAACTCGTAACGAACCGCTTTCCAGAAGCTTCATCGCGCAAGATTTAACAAATTCTTGTGCCTCTTCGTATGTCTTGAAGAATGTGACATCTGAATAGCCACCGCTTCCATCACCCCAGCGGTTTACGCGAAGTCCGATTTTTCCATCAGAATTACCAAGAACTGACATCATCTTAAGGCCTTCATATCTCTTGTTACCGTAGGAGTTTTCGATAACAGACATGTACTCAGAGAAGCGCTCTATCTTTGGAATTCGATAATCAGCCTGCACTGCGTAATTAAGTTGCCCAGCCATTACATCGACGAAGTGGTTCAGGTCTTGCTCATCAATGTGATCAGCAAAGGCTTTCACCTGCTTAAGCTGATCGCGATACAGGCTCAGTTTGTTTTTGGTGTCTGCAATCTCACGATTAACGGACTCAATCTGAGCCTTGGCTTTTGCAAACGCCGCTTCTTGTCGAGCATTTTCTTTGGATAGATAGGATTCAACTGGCGTGTCGTGCAGGCTCTTTGCAATGAATCGCTCACCACCGGGCATCTCGTCGCCCTGCGCAGTAACAAAGACTTCTTGAACGATAGTTTCTTGATTATTCAGTGCGCCGACGATCACAACTTTGCGTCCGTCTGACAGGAATTTGGTTTCCATACTTTTCTCCAGGCAAAAAGAAGCCCACCGGAGTGGGCAATCGGAACAACGAGGGCTTTCAGTATCTGTTCTCAGGGAAAGCTGAAAGCAGATACGGAAGCTGGTTATTTGGCGCGAGCTTTTAGCATTGCATCTGCCATTCTGTAGGCTCCACTCGCTGCCCACGCCACCGATGAATTGGTTACGTTATCCATCATCACAAAGCTTGATATCATTCCCTGCATGGCCTTTGCTGCCATGTAGTCACGTAGCGTCATGCCATGACTATCGATGATGTGAATTGCATCATCTCCTTTATGCACTCCCGAATATGGGAACGCTGGTCCACCTGTTTCTCTTTCCATCATTCACTCCAATCTGCATAAAAAAGGCCGCGCTAGGCGACCTGGGTTATTTCTAGTGACTCCAGTCGAGCGCCAGCAGTGAACGCCCAGAACATCCAGTGGTCTCTCGCGTTGCCCTCATCTTCGGCTTCGATAACGCGGTCGAAATTCTCATCGTTCCATTTACCAGTGCAGCGAAATTTGTTTTCGCTATCCATCACTACCTCCAATAAAAAAGGCCGCCTAAGCGACCTTGTTCTAAAGTTAATTAATGTCGGATTTTAAGATTACCCTTGGCCTCGGCAACAAGTTCCTCGAGTAGTTTTTTAGATGCCTTATAATCCTCTTCTTCGCAGTCTTCACTTGACATTGCTTCTTCATGGAAATCAGATCTGATTTGTTTTCTTTTTGCTAGGAAATCGTTGAGTATCTTTGCTGCCTTCGGAGTGAGAGTGAACTCCGCTAGTTGCGAAATTCTCTCTATGTCTTGGATGTCCCTCCAATACTCTGCATACAGAGCGTCAGCGACATCTTTTGGATGTTGATTAAATCCATGTGAACCTTCACCTTTATTAAGGTATTGGCACTCTAACGAGTAGTCATCAACCATTTTTACTCTATACGCAATTTCAATTAGGTCGGTGAAAGACTGTAGTCTTTTCTCCCACCATTTCTCTTTGTAAAACCTGTTAGACGAAAACCAGGTTGCAAGTATCGCTGCAAGGATTGCTGCAAGCACAGGTCCCGCAGCCTTTGAAGTGAAATCTAACCAGTCGAATGAAGTATGCGCTTCCATGTATCCCCCTTAAAATTCATACAATTTTAAATCAAGGGGATACTTTTACCTTTCATTTTCTGCCTTCCCTGACAAGAAACTCCATATTCACCTGGTTTCTTGTGCCACACGCGCTGATTTCGCTTATCCATCTGGCCGCGCAGCGCTTCGTGTAACTCCAGCGACTTAACCAGCTGCGTAATCACTTCGTTAGCGATTGGCTCGACTGCTTTCTGCACCCTGTCAACATTACGTTTGAGCGTTAATACCTGGCGCTCCGGTTTAGCTGCTATGCCCACTAACAGGGGATTGGCTGCCTTCCATTCAGCTTGCTTAGCTGCGCGACGTTCGCGGCGGCGTTCTTGTGCGTATGTCATACATCCTCCTGTCAGTGTGTTTTGGTGGTGTGGTGAAGGCATCCCAGGACGCCATTCAGTGGATTCGAACCCCAAACTGCCAACAAGCCAGTTGAGCGCCTCTTCGCTGGTACGAAGAGCTTTCACCACACCCCAAAGCACATTGCTTCGGGGTATTTGCGCTTTTTCAGCGCCATCTGTTAATGAGCATTCACCGTCCTGGTGAGTTAGTGCGTCCTGCTGATGGAGTAAAGAATACCCTGGGTATTCTAATGTGTAAATACCTAGAGTATTTATTTTACATATTCCACTATATGCATATGATTATTTAAGGTATTTATTTTTTGAAAATGCGGAGTAGGCAGCTATGTGCTAGTATTGTTTGTGCGAAATTTAAGCGATTAAGGGGCGGGAAGTGAAAAACGAAGATAGGTATACTGATTTGAATTTAAGTTGGCTATTGTTGCAGCGGTGATCGGCTTGGTATCAACACAGAAAACTATAACGACGATGAGTTGGTGAGATTAGAGCGTAAGAAAAATGATGGCGTTGCAGGTGAGAACCCGGGGTATAGTCCGGGTATGTAATTTTTATATTTCTGTGTATAAGGCTATTGGTTCAACAAAAAATTCATTTTCCATTGGGGAGCAGAAAGTTGATTCAAGATTTGCTAATGCATCATTCATATTCCATGCTGCCGCCCTAATATCTGAGAGTGGCCTTTCAGATCCTGAAGAATTATCATCAAACTTGAATGATTGCGTAACAATACCAACAATAGTAAATTCTGAAGATGTTTTTCGTGAGTATAACTTAACCAGTAATTCTGGTGAAATTTTCAAAAAGTTACGTATTAAAAAAGAGGTGAATTTATAATCACTTATTGACTGAGAGATCTCTATTTCATCACCATACGCATATTCTAGAACTGTGGAAAGTTGTGAAAAGAAAGTTTTACGACTATAGCCTGAATCAGATTCGATTGATTTTAATAATTTCGCACGCTCCGATTTTAATGTTTTTATAACATTTGCTGTTGTTTTAGGATCGTTGATTAAAGTATCCAAAGCCTCAATCTTATCATTCCTATGAACATAATGTATCGCATGACCAAGTTCAGTAAAATTAGAAGTTGTACTCTTTAATTTATTATAATCGTTGATTTCAATAGCGCATTTTATTTTCACAAAGCGATTAGATGAAAAATTTTTGTTGAAAGGCAAAGAATCATTACTTATATCGGATATTAAATTTCTTTTAAATAATTCCCTTTCAAATTTAAGGTAATGATAATCATGTGGATTAATTACTGTAGATGATTTACTTGTGTCACTTAATTGAGTGCTTTTGGTCAGGGTCTTCACTTCGACAGCATCTGCATTAGCTAATGAGGACTCTTGTTGCTCTGTTGAAGATTGTACAACCCCTTCGAATAATTGAGAACTTAATGAGTAAACCTTTTCATAATCAATATAAATGATGTTCTTTAATTGCATGTAATTACCTACCTATCTATATTTCAAAGATTCTTTGTTGCTTTCATGTTTATTTTTATTTTCAGCTTTGATTTCTTCAAAGTGAACTAAGATATCCTTTGTTTTATCAAAATTCTTTTTAGATAGATAGGCCATATAAGCTGGGATAATGACAGCAATGATGGAGAGTAAAGTTAATATGATTTCCATGTGTCCCCCTACGCTAAAAGCCTAGCGTTAATAATAGCACATCTGACTGAATTTTGTCCAACATATAGAGATATTGCACATGTAATCGCGACTATACATTTTGCCATATGCATGTTTAATATCTCTGTAGATACCATACTAATAATGTAGATGATAGAAAATATCACTATGAAAACAATTGAAAGAGTGGTGTTGAAAATTAAAGTGTTTTCGGTGCTTGCTGCCGGCTTTCCAATTCCAAAGTAAATACTTGATATTTGAATTGCGAATCCGAAGCAAATTAATTCTGTAATGTTAATAAGTTCAATATCTTTTTTTATCAGACAATAAGCAATCATCCGGATGAATATTGGAATGGCCCCTACAATGACAGTTCCACACCACCATTTGAAATAATCACTATGTATACTTTTACTCATTTTTTTGCTTTATACCTTCAATATATTTAGGTAATAGATGATTTTATCCAAATCCCTCTACGTCATCCTAATATTACTTAGACCAATCGAAGTTTCGTTTCTACTGCCACGCCAATAGTCTTACAGTTCCCGTTGACCGGAATCAATGGCCACGCTGGATTTAAACCTTTCAAATACTTCTGACCGCCATCAATGATCAGCTTCTTGAATGTCGCTTCATTGGAGTCAGATAGTTTCGCGATCACCAGGCTGCCGTTAATCGGCTCTCTGCCTGTATCAAACAGAACGAATGTGCCTTCAGGCACACTCAGACCAACTGGTGCTGTCATCGAGTCGCCTTCAACTTCCAGCCAGAACGCATCACCCTGAATATGGGCGTCAGACTCAAGCCACAGATCGATATCTTTCAGGGTGTACGGTTCGCATGCCTCGCACCATGAACCAGCCTGTATGCTGCTGAGGACGGGATAACGCCTGCCAGCGCGATATTCCCCGGCATACTTAACGTTACTTTCCCCACTGAGACTCTCAGCTTGTGCTGCAACTTTAGCGGCAATAGATGGGCTAAAATCAGAAATCGATACCTGAAGTAGACGAGCAAAGCCGGAAGCAACATCTACATTAAGGGCGTTTCGACCGTTTAGATAATGGCCTACAGCGCCTTGCGTGATGCCTAGATCATCAGCAATGGTGTATTGGGTAATGCCCAGCGATTTCTTTTTAGACTCATACAGAGCTTTCAGACGTGCTGCATCTTCAAGCTGTTCTGTCGTCAAAGTTTTCTTCGGTTCCATGCCCTGCATTGTAATACCACTGATATTCATTTTAAAAATACCTTTCATATTGAATGTAAAGAATACCTGTGGTATTCTTTTGTTGTGGTAACTAAAAGGAGATACCTATGAACAGTATGACGCTGGCTGATTACGCGAAAATTCATGGGCAGGCCAAGGCCGCCAGTGACTTTGGTGTTATTCAGTGCGCAATTAGCAAGGCCATCCGCGCTGGTCGAAATATCGTGGTGACAGTGCTACCTGATGGCAACGTCAAAGCGGAAGAGGTTCGCCCATTCCCAAGCTCTAAGAAACAAGCAGCATAACTTACCCCGCTCTTTACACATCTCAGCCCTGAAAAAGGGCAGTAATCCAAAACAACAAGACTAAGTGGCGCTCTTGCTACGGGATCGCCATGTCATTAATTCAACAAAGGAAGTATTTCAAATGGAACACGCAAACAAACGCAACGAGGCACTACGCATTGAGAGCGCATTACTCAACAAGATTGCACTGATTGGCACAGAGAAGACAGCAGCCGCTGTAGGTGTCGATAAGGCGCAGATCTCCCGGTGGAAGCGAGACTGGATCCCGAAGATGTCCATGCTGCTGGCGGTTCTTGAGTGGGGCGTTGTCGATGACGAGATGGCAAGGCTGGCGCAGCAGGTAGCTAAATTGCTGACAAAAGAAACGGCCCCAAAGAACGGCGAATTCTTTGAGGCCTGATGCGAAAAGACTGGATCAATTCACAGGAGTAATTATGCCAGGACAAACCAAACAAGTAAACATCGATCTCCGAGCTGGGGATAAGTTCGAAACCGTTTATCCATTCCGCTTTATCGTCAGTGATTATCAGTCATTCAATGGTGATGTAGTCACGGATGAGCGCTGGATTGGTGGCTGCCATAAGAATTTTGAGCCAGCCGATTGTGGGTACGGAGAGCAAGCGTTCTACACAGCTGATGCTGATGGAAAGCGAATCCTTGAGGTGCTAGCCATTGCTGAAATGCCGGGAAACTGGCAACGCAGAATCATCTACAGCTGCACCATGATTACGCCTGATGGAAAGATTCGCGCAGGAAGAAAGGCGTACACGGTGACGGAGGCGCGATTCATTGCCATGTCAAAAGGCTATTTCACTGATTACGAAGTGGAGGACTCCGAATGAATACCGCCGAAGTAATCAGATTTCCCAAGAAAACCGAACAAACAGGGGGTCGTATGGCTGACCTGTCCAACGGGTACACGAAGGTCGCCAATGAGATACAGCAGCTTAAACCACGACTCAGAATGTCGGGCAGGGAGTGGCAATGTTTCGAGGCGGTGATCTGGCTCACCTACGGATGGAATAAGAAACAGGACAGGGTGACGAACACGGTGATCGCCGAGCTAACAGGCCTGAGTGATACCCACGTATCGGACGCTATCAAGGCTTTAGCAGAGAGGAAAATCATCTTTAGCCAGAAGCAGGGAATGATGAAACTTGTGGGGGTAAATACCGAATTATCTGGATGGATTTTAGACAAACCGGAAACGGGAAGAAAATTCCCGAAAACGGGAAAATCCTTCCCAGAATCAGGAAAAAGGTTCCCGAAAACGGTAGACACCCAATACAAGAACAAGAACAGTAATAAAAACCCTTCGTCCGATGATTCTCACGAATCACCTGACAAGCGCCTTTCAAAGTTTCTTTCAGACCATCCAGACGCAGAGATATACACACCAACGGGAAGCAAGTGGGGAACCTCTGACGACCTGAAAGCTGCGCAGTGGATTTACGCTCAGGTGCAGAAAGTCACCCCAAGCGCTAAAGAGCCGACCTGGACAGACTGGAGCAACACCATCCGGTTACTGCGTCAGGCCAAAGAAACTAACCATCATGAAATCTGCGCTGTCTTCCAGTGGGCCAACAACGATCACTTCTGGTACAGCAACGTCCTCAGTCCTGCAAAGCTCCGTGAAAAGTGGGACACCCTCAAGCTCCAGATGGAACAACCTGGCAGAAGTACGCGCACTGCGGCACCTGCCAAGCCTGAAGTCTGGAATACACGAGAAGCATGGCAGGAGTTCATATGAGAAATCTGACGAGCATTATCGCCAACCGTGACGGTGGTGCGCTGGCAAGCATGGCAGGGGCTAACCCTGAGCCAGTGAGCATCGTTAACGAAAACGCTGAGAAGCTGGTAGACGCGCTATTTCAGAACCTGAAGCAAGTATTCCCGGCTGCAGTATCGACAGTGTTTCGCAATCCGGCAGACGAAGCCGCGGCTAAGCGTCAGTGGATCGCCGCATTCGCTGAGAACGGAATCAGAACCCGAGATCAGCTATCGGCTGGCATGCAGCATGCCCGAGCCAGTGAGTCGGCATTCTGGCCTTCACCCGGGCAATTCATCGCATGGTGCAAGCAGGGGATTATCAAGGCTAACGGCTTACCTGACCTGGATGAGCTTTACCGCATGGTCATGAAGTACAGCCGTGACCGTGGGTATTACAGTTCGGCAGAAGCTTATCCATGGGAATCGCCAGCCTGTTTCTGGATGGTGACCGCGCTGTTTAACCAGATGCGATCTCTCAACCTCACAGAGCCGGAACTGCGCAAACGCTGCGCCAGTGAACTCAAAGCCATGTCGAAGCGTATCGAGGCGGGAGAGGCTATACCGGCACCGGTCGTGCAAATACCCAAACTGAGCATCCCGGTCAGCAACGATAAGGCACTGGATAAGCTGGCAGAAATCCGGTCGAAGTTTGGCCTGAAGAAAGGACTTCAATCATGAAAACCGCATTACAAATCATCCACGCCAGCAAATACCGCGAATTTCCAGACACTCTTCTTACCCTCGAACCATGCCGATCCTTTGCACGACTTGAAGGCCGAAAGGTTGGTGAGTCTCTGCGTAAGTGTGCCAAAGCATTATCGGGAAAGGTGAACAACCGGAACCTGCAAGGGACATTGCGCACGATGAGCCTCAGCCTGTTTCCCGAGTCTGAAATCACCCGCATTCGTGGCTGCCTTGGCAAGATGGAAGCAGCGTTAACCCGGGAAGTGCGCGACGTGATTCTGACGGAAGATAACCTGAAAGAACTGGCGGAGAGTGCGGCATGAAGGATATCAGTCTGTATATGCAATTTGGCCTCGGGTTTATCGGTTGGATTTACATCGTGTCCAAAGCTGGAGAATGGCTTACCAAAGCAACATTTAAGCAATGGGCAAAGCGGCGAAAGGAATCTCGGCAACAGAAGGCAGTTAACGAGCTTTACGAAGCCTACGAGCTGGACAAGATAGACAGCAAATCAACTGTGCGCCTGACGACTAAAGGCAACCTGGTAATCATGATGTATCGCACCGGAGATAAGGCATGACCACATCACCACTGAAGGTTGAAGACAGCCAGGCGCAGTTTGAAGCTTGGTGCAAAACAGTTATGTCTGATGACTCTGATTTCTGCATGGAATGGGGCGACTACATCAATCTCAATGTAAGGCTTCGATGGGAAGCATGGAAGGCCGCCCGCCGCGCAATCGTCGTAGATATCGCCAGTCACACCGAATTCGAAATTGAGCACATGATTTCACCTGAAAAAGACGGGTACTCCACTGGCTGGATTGATGGTCGAAACTATGCCGCAAGTCAAGTCCGCGCCGCTGGCATAACCGTTAAAGGAGATAGCGATGGAAAATGAAAATACGGCGAACTTCGAGAAGTGGGTAGCCGATGAAATGGGGCACACCACAACTTACATCCAGCAGCGCCGCAAGCAGAACGCTGTCGGTGGCATCTACTACGACCACGAAGAGATTCATAAGCGCTATCGTGCGTGGTGTGCCGGTTTCAGAAACAAGGCTGGAATACCTGGATGGTGAGACATGAAGCAAACATACCTGCTTCGAAATGAAGCAATCCGCAACAACGCAATAGACTCCATTCTCGCACTACCCATCAACGACAAGTCACCGCACGAAATCCACGTTAAAGAACCCAAGCGCTCAAAGGCGCAGAACGACCGTATGTGGCCAATGCTACAGGACGTTTCTCGGCAGGTGCTTTGGCATGGTCAGCGGTTACAGCCTGACGACTGGAAGGACATATTCACCGCGCTATGGCTGAAAACAAAACAGCTTGAGCAGCGAAGCGTTCCTGGTATCGACGGCGGCGTTGTGCTTCTCGGGGTGCGTACCAGCAAGATGCGAAAGGCCAACATGAGCGAGCTAATCGAAATCATGTTCTGGTTCGGCTCCGAGCAAAATGTCAGGTGGAGCGACGATTCCCGCCGCGAATATGAGTTATTGCAGCAATCAGGGAGGGGGGAATGCGCCAGCGAAAGAGCAGCATAGTCGCAGTAATGGATGCGTCCATATTCAAACCCACCAAACGTTCCCGCAACAAACCCAAACCAATCCCAACCGAAAGCCAGGTAAAAACGTATGACTACGTTTACGTTCTGCTGCGCGCTAAATGGGATCGCATGAGAAGGACAAGAGCATGACGTTATCAACCGTGAAAGATGAGCTTGAGGCGGCTAAATGGAGCCTGTCGCAAGCACAAAAGGAATTAGCCAAGTACGAAACTTACAACGAGTCCGGGAGGGAATATGTCGTCATGTCAGCAAGGCGAGAGCTTGAGGTGGTATTCCAGCGCATACACCGCGCACTGCTGATTGATTCCGGGGCAGAGGTTGAGGTTCCCAGATGACCATTTCAGCCCAAGAAAAATCACAGTACGAGCGCCAGTGCAACGCAGCAGCAGGATATTGCGCAGCGTGTACAAAGCCTTTGCAGCCTGGCGAAGTTTACGCATGTAACGAATGCGCTCATGAGGCGTATGTAGAAACCGATCCGAATTTTTCCATAGCAGGAGAAGGCGATGAGTGAGTTAAGGGCAGGCGGACTGGCGATATTTGTTGCTGGACCGGTTGAATTGCTTGGTCTTCAGGTTGAAACAGTCAGATATGTAAGTGCGGGGGAGTCAATAACTCTGCCAACGGGATTCAGAATGCGCAACAGTGGACGTGGGCGATGGTTAATCCATAACGAGAGAATTTTCGTAGAGCTAAGTAGCGGAACCATACTAAATGATTATTCCTTGTGTCGTGGCAATTGGCTAATGCCAATTGATGGTGAGGATTTCAGTCACGAAGACGAAAGACAGAAGGAGCTAAGCCATGGCTGACAGGCGCCAACCGCCGAAGCCCAAGAAATGCCTCATCTGCACCAAAGAATTTACCCCTCGTAACTCACTCCAAAGAACCTGCTCAATACCTTGCGCCATATCCCACGGCAAGCAGAAAGAGCAAGACAAGCAAGACAAAGCAGACCGCGCCAATCTGAAAGTCAGGCGGGAGAAACTCAAGACCGCATCCGACTGGAACAAAGAGGCTCAGGTAGCTGTTAACCGGTTCATTTTTTGGCGTGACTATGGCAAGCCTTGCATAGCATGCGGGAAGCCACTGGTTTACGGGGTAAGAGGTGGGGCAGTAGACGCAAGTCATTACCGTTCAAGAGGCTCGGCAGCACATTTAAGGTTTAACGTTTTCAACATCCACGCAGGCTGTGTGAGATGCAACAGGGAGCTATCCGGCAACCTGATTCCATTCCGTATCAACCTCATCGAGAAAATCGGCCCAGAGCGCGTACAGCGCATTGAGCACGACAACAAACCACGCAAGTTCGATATCGATTACCTGAAGCGTGTGAAATCCATCTTCACGCGACGGGCTCGCCATTACGAAAAACTACGCAAGCGAACAATGGAGCATGCAGCATGAGCATTAAAGAGCTTGAGAAATTGAGCGCAGTTAATAGCCGACCCGTAACCGTGAATGTCGGGCTACTGAAAAGCGCGTTAAGGGAGATTAACGCCCATGTCGCAGTTAACGGGAAAGGCATTTTTACAGACATGGTTCTGAGTGGGCTTAACGCTGCCATCGAGAGAGGTAAAGCATGAAGCTACACGCAGCAATAGCACTCACCATTGCATCAATGGCCTCGAACTTTCGACCATTCCCATCAAGTGGCTACTCATACCCGCTCACCAATAACCGTAGAACCGGTAAAGCAGCAGAGCGCCGCAAAGCGAAACAGCGCCGGAGGGCAAGACTGTGAAAGCGACAGAGTTGAACCTGACAAAAGAGCAGCTTGATTGGCTGGATAACTGGATGGAGTTATTCGGGGCGTGGGTGTATTCGGGGAGACTAGAAAAGCGCATGAGCAGTGTTATCGCTCAGTACATGGCCACAGTAGAACCATCGCGCTATCCAGAAAGACCAATGTGCAATGACGATGACGGAATGTTGATTTCTCAGGTCGTAGATTCCGTCATGTGCATTGATAAAAAAGCGTTCGGCATTGTGCTGAGTTATTACGTCCACCTGGCATCAAAGCGATCAATTGCAGCTTACTACCACAAGTGCGCAATTCCTCGCAAAATGACAGGCCGGGGTGGTGACCGGTTCCGTGCACCATCACTGGTAACGTGTCGTCGTGAGGTTGATCAGATACTCGCTGCATCACAGTGGTTAATCTACCAAAAGCTGTATCCTGCTATGAATGAACGTAAACGTGTCGCTAACGTGAAGGAAATTGATAATAAGTGGTTGACTGCATTGAGCCAATGAGCCACTATTAGCAGATAAGGTGCCGTATGTGTGTCTTAGTTACGTCGCCACAAAATATAAGCCTCGCCTCGTGCGGGGCTTTTTGCGTTTCAGGGCCGAAAGCTCATCAGGTATGAGCAATCCCCTCATAAGGGAAAGGTAGGCAGGTTCGAATCCTCCACGGCCCACCAATTAAATCAAGGTCGCCATAGAGCGGCCTTTCTCATATTTAGCGCCAACCATCCAGCAACCAATATCACTCATAGATAACGTGCCGTGGCATGGATGGCGCTTTCCCCGAACACACACAGCTCCCGCCAACAACGCGAGGAGAGAGACTATGAAGATGGACGAAAGATACAGTAACGCCTCATACGGTAGTGCTGGTCTTGCGGCTTTCTTTGCCAGCCTGTCCCTACAGGATTGGGGCTTCATAATTGGTGTCGCCTTTAGCATTATCCTCGGCGTCCTCACATACCGGCTCAACAAGCGTGAGCAGATGAAGCGCACGAAGATACTGCAAGACATCCTGAGCAAGACAGACGTAAAAAACCCTTCAGCCACAGCTCAAGTTATCGCTGACCTCAGTCAGAAAGCGCCCCGGGAGATTTGAATGAATTCGTCTCTACGCAACAAGCTTATTGGCGCAGCATCAGCCGGTGCGATAGCGATTGGTGGCGTGCTTATCACTGATCAGGAGGGAGTGAAATACACCCCATATCTTGATCCGATTGGCATCCCAACAGTGTGCGCTGGCGTGACCGGCTCTGATGTAGTGATGGGTAAGACCTACACAAAAGCCGAGTGCGACAACCTGCTATATAAGCACATGCTTCCGGCGGTTGCGGCGGTCGATAGCTCTGTGAAGGTTAAGCTGAACGATTACCAGAAGGCCTCTCTGTACTCATTCACCTATAACGTAGGTGTGAGCGCATTCAAGTCATCAACACTGCTGAAGAAACTCAACCAGGGAGATACTCCTGGGGCATGCGATCAGCTTAAGCGATGGACTTATGCCGGTGGCAAACAATGGAAAGGTTTAATCACCCGGCGCGAAGTGGAGCGGCAACTATGCTACGGGAAGCCATAGCCAGACACTGGCGGGTCATCCTCGCCGCGCTGCTCATCCTGTTGTTGGTTGTGACTGCGAAGATAGCCAGAAGCAATTACGACCGCGCCATTACCGCAGAGCATGATCTCAAGCTATCGCAAGATACAGTGAAAGACCTGCAAACTCGTCAACGCGACGTCGCAGCACTCGACACCAAATACACTAAGGAACTGGCTGATGCCAAAGCCACTATCGAAGATCTTCGTGATGACGTTGCTACTGGCAAGCGTCGGTTGCAGCTCAACGCCACCTGCAAAAGCAAATCCACCGCAACCGGCAGCATGGGCGATGCTTCCTCCCCCGAACTTGCAGCAGATGCTGAGCGGGATTATTGGCGTCTCCGATCCGGTATCGAAACCATGACGGGGCAAGTGAGATATTTGCAGGATTACATCAGAGAGCAGTGCCTGAAATAAAAAATGTTTTGCATGAACTTTGCAAAGTACAAAGTCCTTTCAATAAGCCTCGCAGCAACGCGGGGCTTTTTTGTATCTGCAGTAAATGCGCCCGCAATGCGCACTTAAACACACCGAACCACCACTTTGAAATGAGCCTTTGAGGAAGTCAGTTTGTGCTGGCGAGCCTTCGGTGGGCTGATTTCCATTGCGGCAAAGGTTCATCTCAAAGAAAGGTAAACGCTATGCAACACCCAACAGTAATTGTTAATGGCATTTCAGTTCGCGTAGATCACGATGGTCGATACAGCCTCAATGACCTGCATGCCGCCGCCGTAATGAAAGGTGAGGCAAATGAATCTCAGCGACCCGGTGAATTTCTTAAAAGCCGTCAAATCAAGCGATTCATCAGAGCATTGAGCGATGCGACAAAAATCGCATCGGTAAAAACCATACGCGGCGGGAAAGAACAGGGTTCTTGGGGATTGGAGTTAATCGCCATTCGCTATGCAGCCTGGCTGAATCCAATGTTTGAAATCCGGGTATACAACACCTTCCGTGAAGCAGTGCTAAATGGCGTAAGCAACATGACGCGACTTAACCGGCTCGACTTGTTGATCGCGAACGAAACGAAAGAAGTGAGCAACTGCGCCAAAACCATGAACAAGTGGGGCGTTGGCGGTCGAAAGCAAATTCTGAATGGTGCGCGTGAAAGAATTATCGACCAGATGGATCCAGACATGGTTGCACTAATGGAAGGTAAGGTCGCATAGCCCACTCAATTTTGAGTGCACTGATATATATGAAAAAAGAGCCACTTTCACAACGGCTCTTAACGAATCCTCCGACAAGGAACCAGATTGTGTAGCCCCGCAAGGAGAGTGATCCAATCTTGGCGGCTCGGAAAGACGAGAAGTGGGGCAGTCCTGCTGTGAAGCACCGCAAACCTGCGAAATTCATTCTTTATTCACATTCTTGTGTAAAATGACTTTGCTAGAAACATTAGGAGTCATTATGAGAAATATGCAGCTATACATTGGCGGCGTTAACGACATCACCTACCGTTACGATATTCAAAAGGCAGGCGATATCTTTAACGTTCGCATTTTCAGCGTTGCGGATCGTAAGCACACAGAGGCAGGAACAAAATCCATGCATCACATCACCGTACAGGATGTGATTGATGAGTGCTTATCGCATTACAACAAGAAGGCCAATAGCATTAAAGGCTTCCTGCGATGGCTGGGACTAAGATAAATATCAAATCAAGAACGGGTCGCTTATGCGGCCTTTTTTTATGCCTGCAAGAACGTGTGAACCGACCCGTCTCCACGTAAACCCGTAACAGCATTAACGAAGACTATGCGTCACAAATTTCTTATCCAGAATCTATCTGAGTGCGAAATTAATCTTTATTGAAGTAAGATGATGGCTTTGATAAAGGAGAGAAAAATGAGCCAGTGGTTTTATTGCGTAGAAATAATGGAAAAAGGTGTATTGGCCAAAGACTCCGGAATATTGTCGTCAAACATTATTGCTGAATATGATGATCCAAAGGCTGCTTTAGACGCAATCCTGTGGCAATTCAAAATGCATCATCCCGATGCCGAGATTACAATTGTTAATCTCAACAAGGTCTAGTTAAACCTTAGAATTTAAGCCGCCTTCGGGCGGTTTTTTATTGGCCATCATCCAGATCATTGAATCAGTGACTTCGATAATGACCAATAGAGGTATCACCATGCCCAACTACAACGTAACAGCCAAGAAGAAAGACGGAACTGTCTACGAAGGCATCATGACCGTTAAAGAGCCTCAACTTGTTAATGGTCTGTTTGCCGTGGCTAACAAGGATGGTGAGTGGCGCTACATTCAGCCGGATGAACTGAGCGAGATCCTGTTTACGCCGGTAGTGGAAGAAGAAACCAAGGAATAACAGTTATGGCAAAACCAGATTGGGAGGCCATCGAATCGGCTTACCGGGCTGGGTTGATGTCCATAAGAGAAATTGCCTCGTTACATGGCATCACTCACGGCGCTGTGAATAAGCGAGCAAAGCGTGATGGATGGGAACGTGACCTCAAGGCGAAGATAAAAGCCAAAGCTGACGCGCTGGTATCCAAACGCGAGGTATCCAGCAAGGTATCCACTGAAACGGCTACCAACGAACGGATACTGATTGAGGCTAACGCCGAAGTCATTGCCAACGTCCGCATGGAACATCGTGGCGATATTCGTCGTGCCAGGGCAATCACTAATGCTCTGTTTGATGAGCTTGGCGCTGAGTGTGCTGATGTCGCCGCTCTGGAAAGGCTCGGCGAGTTGATGTTCAACCCCGACGATAAAGGCCAGGACCGTCTGAATGAGATTTATCAGAAGGTGATAAGCATGCCGGAGCGAGTGAAGTCAGTTAAGGCGCTGAGTGACGCGCTGAAGAACCTCATCGGACTTGAGCGGCAGGCATACGATATCGACGGGCCGGAAGGCGACAGCTCTGTTAAGAAACTTTCTGACCTGATGGATTCATTGTCTCAGGGGGCGTAATGAAACCTGAGCATCTCAAGCTGCTGGCTGATAAAGACTGGCGGCTGAATAATCTCTACTGGATAACCGACAAAGAAGGCAAGCCGATACGCTTCAGGATGACGCCTGAGCAGCGCGAATACTTCGAAGGTATCCACACTCGCAATATCATCCTAAAGGCCCGCCAACTCGGTTTTACGACTGAGGTCTGCATCATCCAGCTTGATGCGGCGCTGTTCGAGTCTGCCAAGTGCGCACTGATAGCCCACACGCTGAACGACGCAAAGCGCCTGTTTCGTGAAAAGGTGAAGTACGCATACGACAACCTGCCCGAAGAAATCAAAGCCGCGAACCCGGCAAGCAATGACTCGGCAGGCGAACTGGTATTCAAGAAAGGCGGATCACTCTACGTCAGCACGTCATTTCGTGGCGGTACGCTGCGTTACCTGCACGTTTCAGAGTTCGGCAAAATATGCGCTAAGTATCCAGACAAAGCGCGTGAGATTGTCACTGGTGCCTTTGAAGCGGTATCAACCGGTTGCTTTGCCACTATCGAGAGCACAGCAGAAGGCCGGGCTGGTTACTTCTTCGATTACTGCCAAACAGCTGAGAAAGCTCAGTTGCAGGGCAAGCAGTTATCCGCGCTCGACTGGAAGTTTTTCTTCTTCTCCTGGTGGAAGAATCCGCAGTATGCAATCGACCCGGTAGAGCCATTACCGCAGCGCCTGGTTGATTACTTCGCTGAGATGGAAACCAAGCACGGCGTAGTCGTCAATGAGCGCCAGAAAGCCTGGTATTACGCCAAAGAGAAAACGCTCGGCGACGATATGAAGCGGGAATATCCGACGATCCCCGCCGAAGCATTCCAGCAATCAGTGGAAGGCGCGTATTACGCCAAACAATTCCGCTGGCTCTACACCAATAAGCGAATTGGTGCTCTACCTGACAACGCGCATCTACCGGTTCACACGTTCTGGGATATCGGTGTGGGTGACTCAACGGCTATCTGGTTCGTGCGAGAGGTTGGTGAAGAGTTCCACGTTATCGACTACTACGAAAACTCAGGTGAAGGCCTGCGGCATTACATGAAAGTGCTGAAAGACCGTGGCTATGAATACGGGGAGCACTGGGGGCCGCATGACATCGAAAACCGTGAGTTTGGATCTGACGCTAAGTCTCGCAAAGAGCTGGCGCGGGAAGGGTACGAGATCGACGGTCAGGTTTACTCGATGACATTCAAGGTCGTGCCTAAAACTGGCGTTGATACCGGCATCGAGTCGGTTCGCGAAGTCTTGCCCAAATGCGTATTCGATGAAGAGAAGTGCGCAGAGGGAATATCTCACCTTGAGGCATACCGCAAAGAGTGGGACGACAAGCGCGGATGCTGGAAAGACAAGCCTCTTCACGACAAAACATCACACGGCGCAGATGGGTTCCGCTACTTCGCCGTAGCCAAGAACAACCACAAACAGACCGGCGCAATCTTCTTCTAAGGAGCACTCAGTGAGTGAATTAAATAGCGGGGAACAATTCCTCGTGAACGCCCTTGCTGATGCTATCGGGCGGCAGCGCATGCTGTACGCGCAGGGCCCTAACGGGAATACCAAGCGCACAAAGCTGTGGGATGAGTTCGGTTATCCGGACACAGTTAATTTCGATAACTACTACCGGGCTTATGAGCGTAATGCTGTGGCCCACGCCGCCGTGCACAAGCTGCTTGATACTTGCTGGACAGACAACCCCACGATTATCGACGGCGCGGAGAAGGATGAAGCCGAAGAAACGACTGATTGGGAGTCATCAATAACCAAGCTACTCAGCAAGCACTGGGCAAAATTGAAAGATGCCGACCGCCGCAACCTGGTAGGGCGATATTCAGCGGTGCTACTCCAAATTAAAGATGGTCGAGAGTGGTGGGAGCCTGTTAATCGCGATGTAGTGAAGGCCCTCGGTGATAAAGCACTGGTTAAGTTAATCCCAGCATGGGAAGCGCAGATTAAGCCGGGTAACTTCGATATCGATACTCAGTCAGATACCTACGGGCAGCCGGTCAGCTACAACTTCAACGAGCAGCCAGTCGGCGACGATGGCACTTACGGAACTGTGCGCAGCGTTACCGTTCATCCAGATCGGGTGATCATCCTTTGTGAAGGTTCAGAGGATGAGAACATGCTTGCCGGTGTTCCATTGCTTCGCGCTGGCTTCAACAAATTGCTCGACATTGAGAAGACATCAGGTGGCAGCGCAGAAGGGTTCCTGAAAAACGCCAGCCGTCAGTTGGGGATAGAGTTCAGTAAAGAAACCGATATCAATTCTCTCATCAAGCAAGCCAAGGATGAGGGGTTCGATAAGCTCGGCGATGCGATGAACGACAAGATTCGTCGCATGAACAGCGGCACTGACTCCGCGCTCGTCATGCAGGCAGGGCAAGCGTCTGTTCTTTCCGTGGCCGCCGCTGACCCAACACCTACATGGACGGCAGCCGCAAACGAGTTCTCAGCATCTATCCAATGCCCGTTCACCATTCAGTTTGGTCAGCAAACAGGCCGCCTCGCTTCTGATGAAGATAAAACTGAGTGGGCCAAGCGCTGCAATGGTCGTCGTTGGGGATTCCTCACTGACTACATCACTCGCGTCATTCAGCGATTCTGGACATTAGGCATTATCAATCCTCCGCAAAACGGTGAGGTAACGCTGGCCTGGTCTGATTTACTCGCGCCGAGCGAGAAAGAGAAGATCGCCAACATGCAGGCAATGGCTCAGGTCGCTAAGGATACTCAGCAGGCATTTGGCACATCGTCGGTAACTGAAAACGAGATTCGTGCAGTTGGCGAGCTGGAGCCAGTGAAGGACGCTAAGCCACCAACAGGCGCTGATGAATCGGCGAAGAACATCGACCCGCTGACAGGTAAGCCAATTGAACAACCAACCGAAACCCGGCAGCCCGATAATACCGCGCAACAAAGCTGACCCGACTCAATCCTACCGCGCAGTAAACCGGATGTACCGAGACATCGAGCAGCGCTACTACGACATCAAGGTCGCGCTGAAGCAGTTATTCGATATGCGTTTAACCGGGCGCGAACGGGCCAGTAATTCGATGTACGGTTATATCCTTGCTCGCAATGGAAATCAGCCTGACATGCTCTACCGGGTGAACGCTGGCACGTATATCTATGATATGACGGCAGCGCAGTTGGCCGACTTGTTGCAGGCGGTGCAGGTGATTCTCGATGACCACTTGCTTGATGGTGGCAGCCAGAATCTGTGGGCGTTTGATTACGTCGCCGAGGAATACCAGCGCGGCACACTGAACGCTTACACCAACCTGTCAGTGCAGTCACCAATCTACGCCAGCCAGACGACGCTACAGCAGCTTTTGAGCACTCCGGCATACCAGAATCAGGTCGCCTCCGCTTTCGTGTCTACGTACAGCGACTGGAAAGGGATTAGCGATACTGCGCGAGTTGACCTGGCAAACGTGATTGCCGATTCAATCGGGCGCGGCGTAAACCCCAGGGAAACTGCTTCGATAATCAGCAAGCGTCTTGATGTTTCGATGTCGAAAGCAAAGAACATCGCGCAGACAGAGCAGGTTGGCGCGCTGCGGGAAGCAAACTGGAATGAAACGGAGTGGTCTGCTGACAGGCTGGGGCTTAACACTGGCTTGCTTCACCTCTCAGCGCTCAAACCTACAACACGACAAACCCACGCCTTTTGGCATGGGAAGGTCAGGACCGTGCAAGAGGTGCGCGCCTGGTATGCGGTCGATGGAAACAAATACCATTGCTACTGCGGCCAGATCCCGACACTGCTTAACGACGACGGCAGCATTTTCAATGAGGGGTTGACGGATAAGTTGGCGAAAGAGCGCAAGCAGTGGAAATTAGCAGAAACGGCGTGATACAAGAAGGTTTTGCGGAGGAGTTATGGCAAAACCCGAAGAACCGTATCGCAAGTTGATTGTTGAGAGCTTTTATCCATCCAGCACTTCAGGGAAAAAAGGGAAAGTTCATATCAGGCCCATCCATGGGCAATGGGCCAGCTCAACATTAGCTGTTGAATGCTCAAAAAAGTTGTCTGATGTGAAGGTGTACCCAATAGGCAGCCAGTTTGAAATAACCGCTAAGTTGACTGACAGGGAAGACGGCGGGGAGTACATTTACAGTTCGTTCCGATGGGAGTTTAAACACATTAAATAGGTCGCTCCGGCGGCCTTTTTTATTGCCTGAAATCCACCAATGAGGACTCAGCATGAAGCGCACTCGCGTTAACGTGCTGTCGGTCATCAACTCCGCCTCCAATATCTCACTCGAAACAATCGACGGTAAAGAGCACTACGTGGTCAAGGACGTATGTCCGCTATATGACAACTGCGTGCTCAATGGCGGACTGTACCCGACAGAAGAGAACGACAAAGGCTATCTGAGCCTGAATGAAGTACCCATGCCATTCGGTCACCCAAAAGTGGCCGGCAAGCATGTCAGCGCGAGAAACGTTCAGGCTCTGAATGATTTCTACATCGGTGCTTACTCGCTCAATGCCCGAAAGGTTAACGGGCGCGTGCTGGTTGATGCGCGAGTTGATAAGCGATTCGCCGAAGGCTCTGAGCATGGCAAGCAGGTTGTCGAACGCCTCGATGCCATGATGAATGGGCAATCAGTCGATCCTATCTGCATCTCAACCGGTCTGAACCTCAACAAGATTCAGGCCAACGGCAAAGCGCCTAACGGCAAGAACTACGGCTGGATTGCTACCAACCAGCAATACGACCACATTGCCATCCTGCTAAACGAACCGCCAGCCGGAACGCCTGAAGAAGGTATCGGCATGTTCGTCAACAGCCAGGGTGAAGTGATGGACGTCGAGCAGGTGAATCTCAATGACGCCTCCGACTGTCGCCGCGATGGCCTGATGAACAAGATTAAGTTCTTCATGACCAACGATGACGGCATGTCGTTTGACGAGATCGCCTCATCCCTGCGCGAAGCAATCCGCACCTCCAATGGTGACTCATGGCGCTACATCGTGAGCGTTTACCCGGACTCTTTCATCTACGAGGACGAGAAGAAAGCCACACCGGGCCAGTCATTGTTCAAACAGAAGTACCTCATCTCTGACAGGGCAGTAACGCTTGTCGGCGAACCTCAAGAAGTCGTGCGCAAACCCACTGAGTACGAAATTAAAACTAACGGAGAAGACAATCCGATGAAACAACTGATTATCAATGCGCTTCAGGCGAAAGGTAAGCCGACCGAAGGCAAAACCGAAGCCGAGCTGATGGATGCCTATAACGCGATGGTGGCAGAAGACGCGAAAGCAGCTGAAACGCCAGAAGAGAAGGCATCTCGACTGAAGAAAGTAGCTGATGCCAAGGCTGAGAAAGACAACGCGACCAACAGCGAGCAAGCGCCAGCCTGGTTCAAGCCATTCGCTGACGATTTGGCTGCTGTTAAATCTGGCCTGACTGCTAACGCAGACCAGCAACGCACCGAAATGCGTACCGCGGTGAAATCTAAGTTCGGCATGACCGACCTAGCAGTGAACGCGCTGGATGGCGAACCGTTGAAAGAACTGTTTGCTCAGTGCCAGACATCAACCGGGCTTAGCGGTGCATTCCGCCAGACCAATTCCCAAGAACCAGTCAGCGTAATGCCGGATTAAGGAGCAAAACAAAATGGCTAAAGACGGTAAGCACGTAATCCACGCGGGCGGCGTATTCCCGAACCCAACTCTCAACCGTGAAGGCCGCGCAACTGCGGTTAAGCCAGGCACTCTGGGCTTCTTCGATGCTGGCGTGTTCAAGGCGTCTGTAGATGGCAGCGAAACTGCAATTATCTACGCTGCCGATTTCGACTACCTGCGTTGCAAATCAGTCGATGACACCTTCGCGGTTGACGATCTGCTTGTTGCAATCCACCCACTGCCGGGAATGTTCCTGAACGTTCGCGCTGCGGCTGGCACCTACAAAAAAGGCGATGCCCTTTCAATCGTCAACGGCCAGGTGAAGAAATGGGCCACTGGAGAGGCTGACCGTTGCTACTGCGACGAAGAGCGCTCAATTACCGCCACTGCAGGCGACCTCATTCGCGTAGTGATCAAGTAAGGAGACACTGAATGCTTGTTTATTCTAAATCGCTGGGCGAAAAGACCGGCAACCTGGCTGTTAACCAATACCAGTTCGGTATGCTGACGCAAGAGCGTGATGCGGCTATGAACCATCAGGGCGTTAACGTCATGAAGGAACTTGCCGATCGCATTACTGCCATCAATCAACTGCAGGGTATCAACGCCGTTCGTTCCCCGGCTGACCTGTACAAAGCGTTTGACCAGACTGTTCTGCGCCAGTTCGAGCCGAACACAGAATTCACGCTGTTCAACGACCTGATGCCGCTGTCCCGCTCCGTTCGCATCAATCAGACCGTGTATGAATACGCTAAGTCTGGCGGTCGCATGTGGGCTCACACCTCGATGTCAGGCCAAATCGGTGCGGCGCTGGATGCTGTGCAATACCAGTATGACGGCACCATGGTTCCAGTGCATGACACTGGCTTCAAGTTCCACTGGCGCGAGCCTCGCCTGAACAATCCGGATGCTTTCGACATCATTGCTGATGCTCAGTTTGAGTCCACCAATGAAGTGCGCCGCCAGTATGTGGATTACATCTACAACGGCTATCGCGACTCTGAAGGCACTTACATCAAGTTTGATGATAAGACCTGGAAAGGCCTGAAGAACGATGAGCGCGTGGCGATGGTCGACCTGAGCGCATCCGGTCTGAATATCGACTTCACCGATGCATCTGCAACAGCAGAGCAAATCCGTAATGCGGCAATCAAGCTGCGCGATACGCTGAAGCTGACCAATAACCAGTACGCAGCGCAAACCTGGTATGTTTCCAGTGCCATCATCTCCAACCTTGAGCGCTACTACAGCGACAACTACCAGTCAAACACCATTCTGCAAGAGCTGCTGAAGCTCTCTGGTATCGCGGCAATCAAAGAAGATGCAGCGCTGACTGGCAACCAGATCCTGATTGTTCCGCTGACGGCTGGCGTAATTGCTCCGGTTGTTGGTCAGGCGTTCGGCACCGTTGCCGACCCACGCCCGTTCTACAACAGCGATTACATCTGGCGCACCTGGGGTGCTGCTGGCTTGATGGTTAAGACCGACATCAACAGCAAGAAATCAGTCATCTACGCACACGGCTAAGAGGTCGACATGGCACTGGTAAAAGTAATTAGCGATAACCTTTTCTCCGGTGCCAATCTCCAGAAGGTGGAGGTTGGCTCGAAGGTTGAGGTTGCAGACAAGACAGCAGAGAAATGGGCGGCGGCAGGTTTGGTAGAAATTATCGAAGACCGCACCTTTGAAGTGGCGACACCGGGTGATGACACCCCTGAGCAGCCTGAGCAGCCTGTAGCTAAGCCGAAAAAGGACAAGTAACCATGGCTGACCCAATCACGGCAGATGATGTAAAAGGCTTCCTCGCTGAGCTTGGGTATGCCATTCCTGATGCTCTGCTGACTCCGATTCTCTGCCTGGTGAATAAAATCATTCCATGCCTTGAAGGTGCTGGCTATGACGATTGCACCTCAAAGCTCATCCTGATGTATGCAGCCGCACTCATGGCTACATCATCCGGAGCTCGTCGCATCAAATCGCAGGGCGCACCTTCGGGCGCGTCACGCTCGTTTGATTACGGTGAGGGCAGCACTGTATGGCTGCGTGATTCACTGGCGCAACTCGATACCAGCGGATGCACTGGCGAGTTGCCGATTAGCGCGGGTAACTCGGTGGGGCTGTTTATGGTTGTGGGTAGTTGCTAATGTGGAAGCTAATAACTGAAAGCCTGCCGAAGCCATTCGCTCGCGTCTGGGTGAAAACGGATAGCGGACGGGAAACCACCGGCTATCTGAAATCTGACGGTGAGTGGGTTATCAACTGCGTGACCATTCGCTCTACGGGCGCAAAGGTTGAGAGGTGGCGGGAATGAGTAGTGTAGCGAACTGGAGTTACACAGCGGCGGCCACAGTCTGGAAAAGTCTCGGCATAAGCGAAAGCGGAGACAACCTCGGATACTCGGAACCGGTCGCGATTTTATGCGACTACGAAGGCGGCCTGTCGAAGCGCATTGGTAGCCTGGGCGCTGAAATCGTTGTGAAGAATACCATCTGGACGGAATTCACTGGCGCGGCGGCTGGTGACTACATCCTGATTGGCGCCTCAACCGATGCTGACCCGCTCAACGCTGGGGCTGACGAAGTAAGGCAGGTTATCCGCTATGCCGATACGTTTGAACGCATTGTAGATGATTACGCCATCATCACGGGAGTGTAGCCATGGGCGTGAAGTTAAAAGGCATCAGCCGGGCCAAGTCCAACCTCGATAAGTTCATTAGTACAGTTGAGGGTAAGAGGGCTGTCAGGGCAATTTATTCGGCTCTATTTATCATTGGTGCGGCGTCAGCCAAAGAGGTGCCGCGCGATACGTCCACTCTCGTAAACTCACAATTTCGTGATGTTAATGTGAGAGGTGGAATGGTTATGGGGCGTGTTGGTTACTCTGCTGCTTACGCTGCAGCCGTCCATGAAGCCCCTGGGAAATATCTCAACACTCAAACTGATCGACCAGTTGGGCCTGGTGAATCACCAGGGTCTCGAGGGGTCATCTGGGGTCCCAGCGGAAACCCTAAGTTTCTTTATTGGCCAGCTAAAGATAGCGAAAGCGAAGTCAGGGCCGCAATTATCAGGGAAATGTCGCTATGACTCCAATGATGCACGAAAGAGTGCGGGATCTGTTTGTTGAGCGCTTGCTTACAGGTGCAGCAAAAGTTCAAGTCAGGTACTGGAAAGATACTGGAGTGAAAACAGACGCTTTTGTTGTATTCCGGCAGGCTGGCGGCACTGCTATCAGAAATGACCTTGGCTCTGAGTATAGGGTTCAGGTGGATGTCATTGGTGTAAAAAGTCAGGACGAAGCCGCTGAGAATATGGCTAATGCCATGCTTTCCTATGTGCAGGATTACCCCATGCCTAACGATTGCATTGGGCACATTGAGAACATCGGTGGCTTCCCAAGCCCTCAACTATCCACGGAGGGGCGCGTTGTTTACAGCCTCATCTTTGCCTGTCTCTACGGGGAATAATCCCCATCAAATTCAAGCTAACCACCTCCGGGTGGTTTTTTTATACCCTTAATACGAGGAAACGATTGTGGCTCAATGCGCAACGAGTAATGAAAAGCTGTTTGGACGAGCAATCGTCCTTGAGGTAGCTGATGGGTGTGCTGATACAGCCCCCCTTGAGTCCGAATGGAAAGCGCTAGCGGCAGGTACGTCGAAGTCTTTCGACTTCTCACCAAACTCTGTCACCAGCGACGCCGATGATACGCAGGGCTTTGTTGAGAATATCGTCACCAATGCTGATTTCACTCTCAGTTTCGAAGGCGAGGTACGCAAGCAAGACAAACTCGACCAGTACGGTGTAGGCAAGTTCATCAAGTACTTCACCGATGAAATCAAAGCTGCACGCCAGCCATCTCTTTGGGTTCGCATGCAGTTTGGCCCTGTAACCTTCGTTGGTTACATGATCATCAACGCCCTTAGCTCAGACGGTGGCACAAACGACATTGTGACTTTCTCGACAGAGTTCAAAGTTGCCGACGCAAGCACTGTAGAAGTTTCCGAGAACAATGTGGTGGCGGTGACAGGGGTGACGTTGACTCCTGCAACCAGTACTGGCGCGGCGGCTGGCACTAGTACATTTACCGTTACTGTTGCTCCGGCTGGCGCGACAAATAAAGAATTCACTATTTCCAGTACTGACCCGGCAAAAGCAACTGCTACCAAAGCTGGCAATGTTGTAACGGTAAATCGTGTGGCATCAGGATCCGCGCAAATTGTCGTGAACACCGAAGATGGAAACTTTGCGGCAATCCATACAGTGACTATTACCTGATAGTCATTTCAGGGGCTATCTATCGGTGGCCCCGAAAATGGCATTCAAGGAGCTCATATGAAACCGTTAACGGATATTGGCGAAATGCGGCTCTCAGAAGCCAGAGAAGACGGGAAAGATTACTTCTTCAAGCCGTCTTTTGAAGCGATGGCAGCAGTTGGAACGCCAGAAGAAATTGTCAGTACATTCTCAAGGATTCATGGCGCAGATATTCAGAAAATTATCGAAAGGGTTTCCAGCCTGCCCGCAGCCTTGCCTCAGCATATGCTGAATGCGCTATTTCAGATGCCGGGCGAAAAGATACTTACGGCCTCCATGCATGTTCTGCGCTGCTGCTATAAAGGTCACGATGATTTAACGCCGCTTATCGGAGAGTGGAAGGGCTGGAGTAACTGTGTTGTATACCGATCAGGCGCATTGCCCAAAGAGGACATTATCGTTCTTGCCCAGCATCTGATGCAGCATGGCGTTGTTGGCAAGGCGAAGATCCGCAAGCTCCAGCGCCATGAGACCAACGAGTATTCGACTGAGTTTAAAGCTATCGATTACATCATGTCTGCGCGTAACCACTTTGGCATGAGCCGTGATGATGCCGCCGATCTGACAATGACAGAATTTACCCTGCTTCTTGCTGCAAAATACCCAGACCAGAAAGGCTTCACAAAAGAAGAATATGACAGCGTCGCCGATGACTTCCTTGCTCAACAGGCTCGACGAAGAGAAATGGCAGAACAACAATAACCAGCTCCGGCTGGTTTTTTTACGACCGGAGAAAATGAATGGCTGCCAATCAGAACGCTGGAAGCATCGTTTATGAAGTGGATATGGATCTTGCTGGCTTTCTGCGTGGGCAGAAACAGGTTTCTGATAGCCTGAGCGGAATGAATCGCGGCTTTGATGCTTCCACCCGGAGTATCAACAACACTGAGCGAAGCGTTAACAGTGCCGAGCGGTCTTTCTCATCACTAACCAAAGTCGCTGCTGCATTAACTGCCGCACTCTCCGTTCAGCAGGTTGCTCAATATGCTGATGCGTGGGTGACGGTAAACAACAAGCTGGCTAACGCCATTCGCCCCAGTGAAACATTGGCAGATGTAACGCAGCGTGTTTTTGACATCTCTCAAAAAACAATGTCCAGCCTAGATGCGACAGCCGCACTGTATGGCCGACTTGAGAGGGCCACGCGCAGCACCGGAACCAGTACGGCAGACCTGGTTAAACTGACGGAAACGATCAACAAGGGGCTTGCTGTCAGTGGTGCCACGACCGCTGAAGCAAGCTCTGCGATGATCCAGTTGTCACAGGCACTGGCTTCAGGAGTGCTGCGGGGAGAAGAATTTAACTCCATCTCCGAGAACGGCAGCCGTCTAGCCGTTGGGCTCGCAGAGTCACTTGGCGTGACGGTAGGCCAACTCCGCGCAATGGCTGCACAGGGGCAGTTAACCACAGATGTTGTCGTGAAGGGGCTATTGTCACAGGGCGACCAGATCGCGAAGGAGTTCGCGAATACTGCAATGACAATGGGCCAGGCATTCACGATTGCCACAAACAATGTCACGAAATTCGTTGGTGAATCGTCCACCATAAAATCGGCCTACAACGGCTTTAATAGTACCATCGTAACGCTGAGCCAGAATCTGGAAACCCTATCAACGGTATTTATTGCCCTTGGCGCGGTGATGGGTTCGCGCTTTGCTGGCGCTCTTGCAATGGCTACTGCTGCGCAAGTTAAGAACACATTTTCTTCAATTGCTAATGCGAAAGCGGCGGCAGATTCTGCAAAAGCGGCAGAGCTTGAAGCCGGAGCAAAACTTCGCCTTGCTCAGGCAGATAAAAGCGCTGCTGTTTCAGCCCTCAACGCAGCTCAGACTCGCCTCAACTTACTGAAAGAGACCAATGCGGCATCGGTTGCAGAGGTTAAACTTGCCAACGCAGAAGCGGCAACAATCCGCACTCAGATTGCACAAATTGAATCCGAGAAGGCGCTGGAAACCGTTCGCCTCAAGGCGCAGATAACAGATCAGGGAAGAATCGCAACCGCCACTCGCATGGCTCAACTGCAACAAGCATCATCAGTGCTAACCACAAGACTTGCTGCTGCGGAGGCTACCGCATCACAAGCCAAGGCGACGGCGATAGTTGCTGCGGAGGCGGAAGTGTCTGCGGCCCGCATAGCAACCGCAACTGTCACCGGTACGGCTTCAGCAGCAAATGGCATATATACAGCGTCGCAAGAAGCTACGGTTATAGCTAATCGGGCGGCATCTGCAAGCTTAGGGTTGCTGCGTGGCGCGATGGGGTTACTTGGAGGCCCCGCTGGCATAATCATGATTGCTGCCGCTGGGCTTTATTTCTGGTTCCAGAGAGCTGAGCAGGCAAAGCAAGAGGCAATCGCCTTTGCTGACAGCCTAAACACGTTAAATTCATCCATGAAGTCGATGAATAATACTCAGCTTAAAGGGACTATTGCTGATGCCAATGAATCAATTATTGCTCAGAAGAGTGACATTAAAGACCTTCAGGAAGAAATAGATTCACTCAGGAATCGCTACCGCAATTTCACTCCGGAGGCTCAAAAGGCAGCGGAGTCAATTGGCAATGGCGCGGCATATGCGAGTGAAATGGCAAAGGTCTCCAGAGACCTGGATCAGAAGACTCGCGACTTAGCCAATAAGCAGGAAAAATTAGCAAAAACCACTGATACAGCTTCGGAAGCTAATCGACTGCTGACCAATAATATGCTCACTTCGATGGGGGTGCATGATGGTCTGATAGAGAAAGGCTCAACCCTTGAGCAAACACAAGGGGCTGTGGCGAAGGCATTCGGCAATACTGCTGATGAGATTAACCGGGCTAACCAGGCAGGACAGAATTTCAAGCCAACTTCGCTCGAAGTATCCCCCACAACGAAGAAGGGTGACAAATATATATCTGATCTGTCCGAGCAGAACGAGCTTCTGTCTATTCAGGATGAGCGTCTGCGTGCTGTGACAAAAGCTGGCATTGAAGCCGCGAAAGTAACCGATAACCCAAACCAGATTGCTCAGGCAAAGCAACTCGCAGGTGAAAACTACGATCTGCAAAAAGCTGAAGAGGCCAGGAATAAAGCCACAAAGGAATCCACAGCAGAAGGTAAGCGAGCTGAAGCGCAGGCTGAATCCGTTGCTCAAAAGCTCAATAAATTACGCGCCCAATCTGACCTAACCACTGAATCTATCGAAAAGCGCCGCATTGAAGAGGCCGGCCTTCGTGCTCAGCAATCACTTGGCAGTTCAGCGAATCAGCAGCAACTGGCAGAGGCTAAAGCGCTAGGTGAAGCAAATGAACAAGCGGCTTTATCAATCCAGAAGAGAAGGGAAGCGGAGCAGGGTCAGAAATTTGCCAAGCAAGAGATTGCATCTAATCAATCGACTATTGATCCAGCAACCGGGAAAGCAATTGACCCAGTAGCTCAGGTAAATCTGCAAGAGCAGCAAAAATTGGAAGCGCTGGCTAAATATCAGGAAATTGATAAGCAAAATACAGCCCTCTATGAGCAGGCTAAAATTGCCATTCAGTCAGATGCAGCAATGCAGCGTAAGCAGATCTCCGATGATGAAAATGAGCATCAGCGCCAAAACATGTCAGCATTGCTGGGTGCTACCTCTGATTTCTTTGGTCAAATGGCGGGCGCTATCGGTGATTACGCTGGCGAGTCTAGCGCTGCCTACAAGACATTGTTTGCTATAAGCAAAGGATTCGCTATTGCTCAGGCATCAATGAACCTAGTCACTGCGATAAGTAACGCAGCCGCACTTCCTTGGCCTGCCAACATACCAGCGATTGCATTTGCGGCAGCGCAAGGCGCAAACCTTGTTAGTCAGATTCGTGGCGCTAAGTATGGAGGCGGTAGAGAGAATGGTGGTCCCGTATCAGCAGGTTCGATGTATAGAGTTGGCGAAAAAGGGAAGCCAGAAATCTACCAGGCTGGAAGCGGCAAGCAGTACATGATCCCCGGCGATAATGGGAAAGTAATCAGCAACAAGGATCTGCAGGGTGGTAGTGGCGGGCAAATACAAGTATCCATTCAGTTCAATGATTACTCGTCAAATAGTCATAGCTTTGATGCACAAGCAACGCAGAATGGAAACATGGTCACAGTTCAGGCGTTCATTGCTGATATGGACCAGGGCGGCCCAATGCGACAGGCTGTAACGCGCAACACAAGCGCCACCCCAAGAGCAACGGAGTAGATCGCTTCCTTTTGCATTGCCTTGCTTCATCCCTCTGATACCATAAACAAAACGCTACTTATGGAGAAGATGGATGAAAAAGCAAGTACTTGGATTGGTTTTGGCTATTACTTCTTTTGGGATTGCAGCAGGCGAATTACAGCAGGAAGGTAATTGGTACTTTAAGACACAAGCTAACAAAATGACTGATGCCACAGATATTGTGGCGACCAATTCAACAAAAGACATTTACATCAAGCAAGGACTAGAGCGAAATACGTCTCTTGTATTGCGATGCAAAGAAAATAAAACGGATGCTTATTTATCTGTAAGCGACTATCTGGGTAATGATTCCCCGACTGTAACTGTCAGGTTTGATGACGCTAAGCCAGTTAAGCAGCGGTGGTCCTCCGCTGAAGGTGGAGATGCAGCATTTGCACCAAACGCAACGGCGTTTATCAAAGAATTAACGAAGCATAAGAAGCTGATTGCAGGATTCGAGCCTTACGGTTCTACGATGCAGATCGTTGAGTTTGATTTGACGGGCATTGATAAAATTGCCAGCCAGGTAGCTGACGCATGCAAGTGGAAGCTCTAGCCGACAGCAGCAGATCTAAACGGCAATAGCCCACTCAGGTGGGCTTTTTGTTGGATAGAAGCTCAATAATCAAATCCAGCTTGCTCTCCAGAATGAGCATTTTGGCTTTTATGTCATCATTATCGATAGACTGCACATTGCTTGCTTGATGCTCTATATTGCTGTTATATCGTATTTTATTGAATGACTGTTGAGAAGATATAACTTTACCAATAGGGGTTATTGCTTCAGAGGCTGGAATCAATGGGTAAAGAGGGTTAAGCGAGCGCAAATACCCTTTACCCTGATCTAATATGTATTGCTTGAATGTAAAACCATTGGAATCAGACAGAACAAACAATCCAAAGTCACCGTGATCTGGCATTTCTTCCGGATCAACAATTATGATTGTCCCGTCTGGAAACGATACGCCGGAAGGGGATTCCATCGAGTTACCATTAACCTCAACAGCAAATGCATACTCGCCTGCTTCGGGTGGAGCTGGAATAAAGTCACTTGCAGACGCACTCTTAATAAAATCATCAAAATCAAAACCAATACCCATAACCTGAACGTGCGACAGCAATGGAACCTCCCTGACGGTCACTGTTCTTTTTATGTGACTCGTATCAGGGCCATCGCCTTTACCTGTTGTTAGCCAAGAAATTGAAGTGCCCAGCGCAGCAGCAAGATTTGTGAGAGCCTTTTCCCTTGGGCGCGCTTCTCCACCTTCATATGCAGCAACCTGACGGCGAACAATGCCAACTTTCTTTGCTAATTCATCTTGCGTTAAACCGATAGCTGCTCTTGCTATGGCTACTCTCTTTGGGAACGATTCATCAAAGTGCACTTGTGATTCTCCAAAATTCATTGACGCACAAAAAGATATGAGCAATACTTCAAAAACGGACTGAGAGTCTGTGAGTTTTCATAATGAACGAGGTGAATAATGGAACAACTATCAGCAAAGGGCAAGCAGATCTCCTATCGCCCACGTAAAGAGGCCCTGGAGTTTTTAGAGAAGAATGCCGAGAAGACCTATCGGTCTGTTCAGGGAATGATGGACTACCTGATGAACCGCTTGATTGAGATGGAGAAGAAAGGTGAGATTGATATCCAGTAAATATGACGAAACCTCGAAGGCGGCAACCAACGAGGTTTCTAATTTGTCAGCAACTTACGAGAAACCAACAATGAAGATCATAGCAAAAGATGAAGCAGAGTTCACTATTTTCCGTTTTGGCGCGAATGAAATACGTGTTGTCGACAAATCTGGAGCGCCATGGTTTGTGGCTGCTGATGTTTGTCGTGCACTTGATCTTGGAAATCCTACCAAAGCAATCAAGAATTTGGATGATGATGAGGTAGCCCTAACTTCAATTCAGGGCTTAAGTCGGGGCAATAACCAAGCTAATATCGTCAGCGAATCCGGCATGTATACCTTGGTGCTTCGTTGCCGTGATGCCGTAAACAAAGGATCGGTGCCGCACACTTTCCGTAAGTGGGTAACCGCTGAAGTTCTGCCATCAGTACGCAAGAACGGCTTTTACCAGAAGCCGGTGACTGATAAGAAAACGCGCCTTTCATCGGCAACGCAGCTCACCCCATTGCGCCAGACGGCTGAGCGATTAATCACTACTGGTATTGGTAAGATTTATCCCGACATTTGGAAGTTGGTACATCAGAAATTTGAGATTGAACATATACACCAACTGCGCCCAGATCAGGTTTTTGAGGCTGTTGAATTCCTGAATGCAATCGAGGGTGAATATCTGGGAAAAGCAAACAAACAGATGTCGCTGCCAATCTCCTACTCAATGGAATACTTCAACCAGTACCGATGGATGAATGGCATCAATGAACAATCATTGAGTGCACCATGGCGTTACCCCGCAAACATGCTAACCCCCAACGGGGACAATCCAAATCCACTTGGTCATATGCTAGGGGAAATGAGACAAATGGGATATGAAGTGGATGCGGCGTTGTTTCAGCTCCAGTCACTTCAGCATCACCTTGAGATGATTCGTCACAAGATTGACCGCGCGCAAATGAGTCTTCGATAAACAACACCAAACTAACCCTCTCCGGAGGGTTTTTTTACGCCCGGAGAAAGGTAAATGCCCATTAATTACCCCGACTGGCTGCCCTTGGCCCAGAAGTCGAAAACACCCAAGCCAGATACCGGCTTTCGCACCGATTCGCCACAAGTTGGTGCACCAATATTCCAGAAGCTAACCGACGACCTGAAAACAGGATTCTCGCTGACGTGGATATTCACTCGCGATCAGCATCGTGCATTCATGCAGTGGTTACGCAGCCCTAACTACCTGGACAACTGTAATCAGTGGTTCCTTATGCCAGTGGGTATCGGCTCCGGTGCATATGGTGATCCTGAGATGCAGGAACTTCACTTTACCGCTTACCCGACATGGAGTCAGTCAGGATCAGTCTTCACGTGGTCTGGTGATGTTGTCACTCGCAAGCTGAATAACTCGGACGATGACTACGACGACATTGTTATTGAGCTGCCTCCACCTTGGGCCAGCTTCCTCGATATTGTCGTGACCGGGTATCCAGATAATCGTGATCCAGAGTCACTCCCGAGGGTTCCATAATGCCGACTTTCAGAGAGTACAAGAGCCGCCGCCCGAACCGCATCCTCTACGACACAATCACCATTTACAGCGAAACCTTCGGCTATATCAGGCTTGTCAAAGACCAGGTGTTTTCGAAGACATTCGCCGGGCAGGAGTATCAGCCGTGCCGGATGGAGATTGCAGATAGCCCGCAGAGTTCGACGCCTGTCATTACTTCCACAGTGAAATTCAGCCGCCTGGCGACGGATTTCAAGCAGCAATTGAAACAGTGGAAAGCCTTCGATCGCATCGTGCCAATTCAGTTCACATATCAGCGCTTTGATGCCTCCGACATGAACACGCCACTGAAGCCGTGGACGCTGTTTGTGAGCGATATCAGTCTGGACGCAAGTGATGTCACCGTGTCGCTGACTATCAAGAACCCGCTCAACGCCAACATCGGCATGCTCTATAACGTCGAAGAGTTTCCGGGACTGCAAAATGCTTAAAGCTGAATTTCTTGAAAGGGTGATTGGCATACCCTGGCATAACCGCGCCTGCACATTCGAAGCGGCTGATTGTTGGGGGCTGGTGACGCTCTACTACCGGCACGTTCTCGGCATTGAACTGCATCACTCGCCTGACTACGAAGCGGGAAAGGACTTCATGACGTGCTTTGAGAGTGAGGTTGTTTACTGGCAGCGGGCTGAGCACTTCAGCGACGGCGATATCTTCATTGCCTATTACGGCGCGCAGCCGGTGCATGTGGGGCTGATTGTCGATGGCAGGGCGCTACACAGTCGCGGCGAGAATGGTTGCGTTCGTTCTGACAAGATACGTACCATCCAGAAATTATTCACAAAAACGGAGTTCCTCAGATATGCCGGTAATCGAAATACAGAGAGTGCCGGGGCTTCAGAAGCAACGGATGCATGCGCGCGCGGGAGTGAAGTTTAGCGAGTGGCTTGAAACTGCAGGTGTGCATTCTGATGTTCGGGCCATCGTTAACGGTCGTGAATTGCAGGATGACGATGATATTGATTTCAGCATTACCGACGAAGACCGTATCATCATTTTTGACCAGCCTAAATCAGGCGATCTTGCCAAAACCCTTCTTAACCCTCTCGAGCACTTCAACCCGATAAAATTCACCAAGAAAGTAATGGGCTCGCTCGTCAAACAGCCCAATGCTAGCGGGGCAGCGGGGCAGAGTAAGACCTCACCCAATAACAGCCTGAAAGGTCAGACTAATATGGCCCGCAATGGTGAAGCCCGCCCAGATAACTACGGCTTGCTGCGCGCTTATCCAGACCTGATTCAACAGGCCATTTTCGAGTACGTGAACAACAAGAAAGAAGTCACACAGTTCATGAACTTTGGCCTGGGTAAATATGACATCAGTCAGGTGCGATATTCAGAGACGAATGTTGGTTCAATGGCGGGAGCGTCGTACACGATTTACCAGCCGGGCGACGTGATAGCCACCGTTTACGAAGGGTACGAATTCGACGACGTGGATGGGCAGGAGGTTCCTGGCAAGAACGAAGACACTGGAACGCCAGTGGAAACCGCCACCGCCACAACGATGATTAGCGGCAACTACGCTGGCGGCCAGATTGCAGTGAAGATCGTGAAGCAGGCTGAGTTCGACTACTTCATGGGCCTGGCATTGCCGCACGCTGTTTCTTTCGTTCTCAACATCACCTATCCGGTTCCTGGAGGCACGAAGACGGAAGATGTGACGCTGTTTGCCAACCTTATCAGTGCTGTGCAGACTGACGATGGTGCGATTGTTTCACCAACGTTTTATTACACCTTCACTTTCGACAATATCAACGGTTCAGGCGCGTCGCCTATTACTACGGCCACCATTAACACAACGAAGTTCATTCTGAATGACAACGCCGCGCTAATTGTTGGCCCGTTCTTCTCGCCTATCGATTCAGATCAGCTCTGGGTTCATACCAGCTCGGGTCTTGGCGGTAACAGTGAAACTAACTGGCAACTGCAGATATGGAAAGTGGATGCTGAGAACAATCAGATCCCCGGAACGACGCAGACATTCACCTACCGGCAGACTACGCCGCATGATTCAACCAGCGAGACGTTTTACCGAACTGACAAAATCACTCCTGCTGCCGGTCGGGGCCGATATTCACTTTCATTTAACCGAACAGATAACTCTAGCGACGCAAGCAAGTTGGAGGTCGAAGAGGTGCATGCGGTAAATATCAGGACCAATGTCAGTCATCCAAATGACACTACCGCCATCATCAAGGTACGAGCCACGGAAAACTCCACCGGGCGCGAGCTGAAATATAACGCGCTGATTAACCGATACACCATCAGCTACTCACTCAGCACGCAGTCAGTCGATTACACGCTGCGACCGTCCCGCAAGTTTGCAGATGCCGTAGCGCATACATGGCTGGTCATGGGCGGGCAGCCTGAAAACAATATTGACCTGTACGGCCTGTACCAGATTCAGGCTGAGATTGACGCGATAGATCCGCGACTTGGACGCTTCGATTTCACCTTTGATGATGAGGATGTATCACTCGGAGCGAGACTGGAAACCATCTGCGATGCCGCCAGCGTGACCGCGTTCTGGGATGACGGAGTGATGTCGTTTGTTCGTGACAAAAAGCGCACAACCCCAGCCACGGTATTCAACAGGAATAACACAGTAGAAGCAGGTTACTCACTCAGCTACGACATGACGCTACCAGGCGGATTCGATGGTGTCGAGGTGCAATACCGCAATCCATCAACCAATAAGCAAGACTTCATCCGCTACCGCATAAGCAACGGAGCAATCGTATCCGGAGCACCGGTGAAAGCGAAGAAGTTCGAGATGATGTATGTGCGAGATGCATTCCAGGCTAACGAGAGGGCGCTCAGAGAGTGCAAGCGCCTCATCTATTGCCGCATGGCAATGAGCGTCACAGCAATGGCTGATGGCGAATGGATTAATGTTGGTGACATGGTGCAGATAGTCGATACCTACGACACCAACCAGCAATCCGGCTATATCGTTTCTCGCATCGGTAACGCCTTCGAGACAAGCGAGCGGATTAACTTTGCCAGCTCAATGTTCGTGGTGGTTACGGACTATCTCGGCACTCCGACAGCGCGCTACCCGGCCCAGCCCCTCGCAGATACTTCATTCGGGTTCAGCGCTGCCATCCCAAATATTGAACTCAACATCTATGACGGAATGAACGTGCAATCACCATCTCGTTACTTCATTGCTTCGACCGAGGAGCTTGATGCAACCAAGTGGGAAGTTACAGACAAGAGCCCTGGCACTGACGGAACCACAGCATTAACAGTTCGCGAATACAGCGACATGATTTACCCCTAACGAAACCTTTTATCCCAACTCCGAACCCGGCCAATGCGCCGGGTTTTTTAATGGACAAAATATGACTACCACACCTACACAACTTCCAGTACCAAGCGAAAAACCTCAAGACCTGAAATTTAACGCAGGTAAAATTGACGAATTTGTTACTTCATTGGCTATGCAATACATCGACCGTTTCGGCGGCAAGCATTACACCATTGAAGGCCTGCGCTGGCTCGCGCAGCAGGCTATTGCCCAGTATGGATGGATCCTCATTGACTCCTTCCAGGACGGAGCAGATATCACTCTCCCAAATCAGGCGCTGCGTGACGAAGATACGGGCGAATACTATCGCTGGGACGGTGCCTTACCTAAGCATGTTGATGCCGGCTCTACGCCATCATCTTCCGGCGGCGTTGGTATTGGTGCATGGGTTGGTATTGGTGACGCGGCATTGCGTTCCATGCTATCGCAGCAGGACGGGGTGAACATCGTTAATGGGGCGGTTAAAAACGTTCCATACTTCTCAAGCCTTAAAAACGGACACCATGGATTGTGCGAGGTCATCATGACCGTAGAGCACCACGCCGGAGGGCTTGGGGGGGCAAGTTATCGCCGCAGCGGTACGACTGGCACGCCGTCATCTGGTAACGAGGCGCTGGTATATGACGCCGATGGAATTGGATGGAAGATGGTTAAGCAGCCAATACAGAGTGTAAGGGCTTTTGGTGCTCTTGGTAATGGTGGTGACGACCTTTCAGCATTAACTCTTGCTTCTAACTTCCTTGGGCAGAATGGCGGCGGTGTTTTATATTTCGATGGACTTACTGGATTAAACGACTTCAAGCTAAGTAATAACTGGAACATCACATATGGGAACATCATGCTGGATGGTGTCAGTGATACCCACGTGCATACAGAGGCAACAACAACAGACGGTCATTGCCTGGCATTTATTGGCCCACTGAATTCTGAGTCAGGAAGACTAAAAAATGTAGGCGTAAGGAGCATTAAAGTATCAGCAAATGGCTCCAGTACTCTCGATAATGCAATCGGGTTTGCCGGTTGTGAAAATATCCTTGTTGAAAACGTCTACATCCCACACGCAGATAGAAAAGCAGTAACCGCACAGGTTAACGTGGAAAATATTATTTTCCGTAATATTGATATTGGGTCTACTAACCATGATGCGGTAACAATTGAAGGAGATACAGTTAACAACACAATAATTACTAAGAATGCTGTAATAGAAAATATTACCGTTGCCTCTGCTGGACGGGATGGGCTACATATTGCTGGTGCAAGTACAACTAACCTTGTTGACAGAGTTGTAGTTAAAAATTTCAGATGCGATTCAGCCGTTGCCAACGGTATTAATATCGGATTATCACAAAACGTCGTTATTGATGATGCTACGCGTGTAAATAATAGCGGTGTTTATGGTTTTAATATCAGCGCAGTTACAGATATCAAGGGCAGGCTAAACTCACTTAATAGTCAGAGCGCAGGTATTGTTATAACGGGATGTTCAAGAGTAAATGTAAGACCCAGCATAACTAATGCTGGCATTGCTGGGGCTTCATCTGCAAACCCATGGGATGCGATATTTCTTGGTAATGCTTCAGACCCTTATGTTTTAGAGGCAGAGGTTTATGGTGCAACTCATCGCTATCTTGTAAATTCGACTGGTACAGCAATGGAGCATATCCTCACCTTTCCTAGGCCAGGGCTTATGCCTTCAGGATCATTGGGGGTTATGGGTGGGAATGTGGTGCAAGTGTCAGTAATGGATCCTGGAGAGCAGACTACGACATCAACTGGATCTCCGACAATAGTAGGTATTGACTCAATTTATTTGAGCCCAGCTTCAGCATCCAACTATACAGCTTTCATTGGTGGAGTTGTAGGAAAGACCATTAATGTTAGATTTAATGGTTCTGCCACAATGGTCAGTGGGTCAACTATTGGGACATTCAGGTTGAAAGGTGGCACAAACGTAACCCCACCTGCGGGTAGCATGATGACCTTTATCTACACTTCTGAAGGCTTTTGGCGAGAGGTGTCCAGGAGCTTCTAAAGAAAAGCCCTCTCTCGAGGGCTTATTTTTACCTGATTGGGTTTGTATTATCCTTTAAATATCTGTAAGACACCCATTTCATGCCCCTAATGCTCACATGCCCTGCATCGTGATACATCAACGACCCCATTGCAAAAGGGGTATACTTCCCATTCTTTTTCATCAGATATGACGGATCTACAATAAAGATGTTTTTGTATTTCCTAGCTTCATTTCTAAGTATTTCGCCAGCAACGGGAAGGTCAGGAATCATCGGAATAGTATCCTCTGTGCCACATTGTTTTCTCTGATAACACGTAGCTGGATCCTTTTTCCATTCAGGCATCTGCGCAAGGAGAATGACCTTTTTTGCATGAGAGGAATAGAAGTCGAAAAGTGACTTGTAGTCGAATGTCTTGTATGAATAATACGGCGCTGCGCGCTCCCAGTTATTTCCGACGATAATATACTCGTACTCACCTGAAGAAATCTCTTTCTTGGAAATCTGCCGGAACTTCTGGCAAACCTCAGGATTTTCACCAAATGGTGATTCATCCATTGTAGGCCAGCATGAAGAAGTGCTGAGTTGCTTAATTTTAACTCCCGCCTGCTTCCCCATCTCATCAACGAATGGACTGTAGTGTCCGGCGTTAGAATCCCCTACATAAATCGCCAATCGTTTCGATGAGAGGTCTCCTATATAGCAGTTCGCTAATTCGTCGGTAAACTCAATCCCTTTTCTACCATCAGCCCTCACATGGCACCACCCATTATCAATCCCTGGATATGATACATCGGCATTTTCAGCAGATATCTTTCTTCCATCAAAACCGTTGGTATATGAGCAAGCGTAATAGGCGATAAGAGCAACAGCCACGAAGGCGATATTGATTCTGATGAAAGATTGCCGGAATGTCAGGGATGATTTACGCGTTGGGTTTTCGATACACTTGAGACTGATATAAGACAGAATTATTGTTGCCGCAAGGATAGCCGCCTTAACTTTCCATGAGTCCAAAATCCCCAAGTAGTTACTGTAAGCGATGAAAGGCCAGTGCCACAGATAGACAGAGAAAGAGATCAGGCCAAGCCAAACAACCGGCTTAAGACTGTATATCTTTGAGGCTATGTTATGTTTGAATCCACTACCACCGGCGATAATCAGGAGTGCGCCAACTGAAGGTATTGCTGAGTTTATACCAGGGAAAACGGATGCTGGCGTGATGGTGAGAGACGACCAGATAATCAATGCCGTTCCTGCCAAAACTGCTATCAATGAGTTGAAATTACGCGCCCATTCATAGTCCCTGTGCATGAGTGCAAGTGCCGCCCCAAGCAGCAATCCGCCTGATCGGGTATGAAGCATATAATAAGCAAAACCAGTATCATTAACTGCGATATGCTGAGAAAGCGCAAAGGACACGACAGCCAGGATTGCGGCGATCAAACCAAGATGCTTGCCTTTGAATGCCTTTGCTAGTGCAATAAGCAGAATAGGCCATATAAAGTAGAACTGCTCTTCAACCGCCAGCGACCACATATGCAGAAGTGGCATTTCTTCAGATGATGATGAGAAGTACGCCCCGGTTACATCCCAGAAATAGAAGTTTGCAGCGTATATGGATGTGTACAAGTAGCTACCGATTAGGGGTGCGTAATCGGCAGGCATAAGCAAAAACCATCCAGCAATCACTGAGCATGTAGAAACGACGAACACATTTGGAACGATGCGCTTTATCCTGCGATTGAAGAAATCGAGAAGTGAGAACGATTTATCGTCAATGCTGCGGATTACGATTCCTGTAATCAGGAAGCCTGATATAACAAAGAAGACATCAACACCAACAAAACCACCGCTAAAAGCCTCGATTTTTAGGTGGTAGAGAAAAACCAGCATCACAGCTAAAGCTCGCAGGCCATCAATGTCTGACCGATAACGTAAGTTCATATCTATAATCATTATTTTAAAGGATGATGGATTTTAGCACCTCAGAAGCAACTGATCACCACTTGATCAACCGCAACGCTCAACGATGCCAGGAGTGGGGAGTTCGACGATATGCCGATGATGTGATGGGGCATGGATGGGACAAAAAATTAGCGCGAACTCTCATGAACTGTAACCTTTGTTCTGAAAGTTCGCGCTAAGCATCTGTCTTAATGCGTGATATTCCGTGTATTTCCGTGTTCTACAAAATCAGAGCCTCATATGATGAATATGCAGGTTTAGTGGTTTAAGCTATTTGATATATAAAGAAATTATCAGGAAATTACCACGTAGAACGTGAGAGTAGCCTCTTCAGGTAAGGCTCATTGACAGAGATGAGTTTGAGCAGATTTCTGTGCTCATTAATAGCATCCCAGATTTGGTCGTTAGTATCTCCATCCCATTCAGGATTCATTTTCAGTTCAGCCTTGAGCAT